AAATGCTTCTAAATTATTTTGTATTTGTTTTCTTAATTCAACTATTCCAAATTCTTTTGGTAGTTGTTTAATATCAACTTGTCTTCTTTGTAATGCTTTTGTATTAAATTGAATACAATTATTTAATATACTTTGGATTTCTCCTAACAACATATTAAAATCATATTGACCACAACTTTCAAATCTTATTTCGGATGGTTTCCCAAATGTAGATTGTGATACATCGTAGTATCTATTATTTGCCCAATTTTTTATACTATCTCTAAAATTATCAAATATTCTTTTATGAAAAGTATCTAAGTCTCTTAATCCAAAATCTTTCCTTAATACACTTCTAAAATCATTTCCAAATTTAGCAACTAATGCATCATCTATTACAGATAATGAACCTGCTTCAAATTTATCTAATGCATCTAATATATTTTTTTTATAATATTTAAAATCTTTACTTAAATTATGAATATTTTTAAATTCTTGATTTGTATTTTGATTTATATTACCATTATTAGTTTTTAATGGAACTATACGAACTTCCTCTCTTGATGGTGATATTTCTTGAATCCAAACTCTGGTTAAATTATTATCACTTCCTACTTTGTTTCTAACAAAATTTATATTAACTTTAAGAATACCATTTGAGTATCCTAAATCTTTTAAAAGTCTTTCAACATTTATAGCAAGTTCTTTTTGACCACCTGCATTAACTATATCGTACATATAGTTTTTCATATCATTTGGTTTAATATATGCAACGTTATTTCCTGCTTTATTTGGTAATAAAACATTATTAACATCATATATAGAAACCTCCATTACATCGTGTTTACAATCACCAAAATCCGCTTCTTCTATTTCGGTTTTGGATACAATAAACAAATCGTCCTTTAAAAGAAAATTACCTTTATTTTCTTTTCTAGAATCAATTTCTTCAAAGTTAGTATATTTTGTAATACTCATAAATTATTATGTTTGATGATTTTGATAATCTTCTTTATTCTTTTTAGATAATTTAATTCCGTAAGATTTCATCTCACTTTTTCCTTGTGAATTAGTTACTGTTATTTTCATAGAACCACCTGTGTAATCTTTCGAATCGGATTCTTTTAATCCCCAAAAAGTAGAAACCCATCTTGAATCAACCCCCCTTGCACCTTCTTTATTAATATTCAAAGTTATATCTTTTGCACCACCGGCTCCAATACTAAATGATGTTTCCGATATGCTAAAGAATTTAATACCTTGTGGATATGTTACAGATATTTCAACTTTTATAGGTTCTTTATCGTTATTTGTAAATTTAATAGTTTGGCCATTAATCCATTTACCATTTAATTCAGAACTTATATTTGCTTTGATTGGTGGTTCTGATTTAGCTGATGATGGTTCTAACTTAATTAATGCCACATCTAATACCATATCTGCTCCACTTGCTAATGCAGTTGCTCTTGTTCCTTGTACAATTGCCTGTTGTTGTTGAGATGCACCCAATTGAGCCTGTAAACCTTCAATTATAGAGTTCAATGAATCAATTTGTTTAATCAATGCAGTAATTTGTGCAAAGAAACCTTTATTCTGTGCTTGTAACGATGCTCTTAAAATAGATTCATCAATTGATTTCTGAACTGCGGTTGATATTTGCATCGCAAACTCTGAAATAGTTTTAGCTAAAATATTTAATTGATTTGCTAAAACATCATTAGTTTGTTCTATTACTAATCGTTTATTTATCTCTACCTGAATTTCTGCTTTTAAAGCTGCAACTTGTTGAGTTAAATCTTGATTTTGAATAGTTAAATCCGCTACTTTTTTTCTTAAATCTTCATTAGTTGCAACTTGCTCATCATATAATGGCTTTGGAACTAAATCTAAATTTGGTACAGGAATATTTGGTTTTAATTCTTTAACTACAACATCAATTGCCTTTTGCAATTCAACATTATCGTATTTATCTTTATTTAAAGATTTAAAAATTAAAGAAGATGCTGAATCATTTTCATCTATAATAGTAACACCATATTCATTTTTAGTAATTGCAGCAGAACCAGACATTTTTAGAATTTCTTCTAATTGTGCAGTTTTTATATTTTCTATTTTTTCAGAAATTGTTTCTGTAGATGTGTTCATTAGGATACTATTTCAAATATATATTTATCGTCTATGATTGTAGTTATTCCACTTTCAATTATTTTTATTTTTAATCGGTATGTTCTATTAATAGGCAGTGTTGATAAATCCATTATAAAATAATTTGATGTGGAATCGCAACTTACTTTAGTATAATTACCGAATGGGAATATTACTTCTTCTGTTATATAATCTTCTATTTGATATTGAGTTGAACCAGATGGTAAATATTTAACTTGGTCATATGAGAATGTTGTTCCAAATGTTTTTAATGGATACATATCTCTACCTTTTAATCTAATTTTTACTTTTGTATTAGTAACATATTGATTTTTTAAATTACTAATAACAACTTTATATTCATCTTGTGCCGAACCAGTTACAGGTGTTAAACTGCCAGTTGAAAAAGAACTATCATCCCAAACTAATTCTAATTTTGGTTCATATATTGTATTAGTTTCTTTTGAAAAGAATTTAACAACTCCATAATCTAATTCATCATTTTCTACATCAATACTATGTCTAACTATAAATCCATTATTCTTTAAAGAACCACTAACCCATTGATGCATTATGTTGGTTACATTCATTCTAACATCATCTGGTTCATTACTAAACGATTGCGTTGCTGAACCTGTAATAAACCAAGTTCCACCTTCTGCGTTTGCTGAACCTGTTGTTCCTGCTGCAAATACTGCCGTACCTGCCGTTACATTATCTTGCCATGTAGCTATACCATTTCTATATTTCCAACTAACGCCATCAGATGTTATATTATCAAATTTTGTTCCTGTACCCATTGTCCAACTTTGAGAAACTGCATTTGCATAAATTGAATATTCTAATGGGATTTCTTCTGAGTTAGCTGAACGTAATACTAAATATGTTTGCCAGCTACCTGTTCCTATTGATGTTATTTCCGACTTAATTGAACCTGTATCAAATTTAATTAAAGTTCTAGCTATATCTTTTGTAGAACCATAATATAATTTACCAACTTCCAACATTTCATCCCTACCTGCGTTCTGGTCTGGTTGTTGTAAGTATATACTTGCGTCAAATGATGATGTGAAAAATTTATGCATTATAGTGCTCTTCCTTTAATATCTTTATTTGGGTACTTAACTTCAAAAACACAAGGGTCTAATGATGGGTAAATCATCTTATCTTTAGTTGCTTGGTCTATATTGTATTTGTTTGTAGAATAATTACCGTCTCCACCACATAGATTATATATTTTAACCGATGGAACACTCATAACTCCTTCTACGTTTGCAAGAATTAATTCTATTTCTGAAAGGTTTATTGGTTTATTAAACGTCCAATTTTCTATATTAAAATAATCTTGCATTTGTAATAAACAATTTGCTACTACTTCATTTTTATTATAATTTGAATAACATATTATTTCAAAATCACATCCAATATTTACAATAAATCCATTTAATAAATTTACTGAATCTGTCATCAAACGATATTCTCCTAAATAAGTTTTTAAATTTTGTTTAATTGCAGTATTTAAATTTGTTAATTTTTTATTTCCATCATATCCCAATATATACATATTGATTGCAAATGGATTATTTACTTCCGATATTGCAGAACGTTTTTGTGAAAGGTATTTAACTAATTCTTTTTGAACTTCGGATTGTGGTTTATCTTTTAACCCATCTACCAACCCAACAAATTCACTAATATATTTTGGATTTGCTAAAATAGATGATGGTGAATTATTATCAATCTCCCCGTCAGGTGAAACATATACTTTAGCAATTGAACCATATCGTTCTGGCATAGATAAAGCTCTTACAACATAATCTTGTCTAGTTACTGCTCTATTTTGAGAACCAAACGAACCTAATGCGTTTTGTCTAATCTCTTCAATTGATTCAGAGCCTCTACCACCTACCGCCGGTTCTAAATTTTCAACTGCAACAGTTGTTTTGGTATCATTATACCCACTTAATATATCAGATGGAATTGATAGAACATCTTCTTCAAATTGTATGTTTCTAATACTTATTAAATCTCCTGTATTTATATTTGATTCAATACCACCACCAATTAAATATTTTACTAAAAGAGTTTTACCAGCAGGTGATATACCAAATGTATTTGTTTTTAAAAAATTTGATGGGTCAATTCCTTGATTTAATCTTTGAACCGAATTTGCTAATCCTAATCCTATATTTTTTGTATTTGGTAATATTTGTTCATCTGTTAAACCACTACCACCACCATTACCAAATTGCAAATCAATTGTGTTATCGGAATTTACTTTTACTGAAAATCTACGAGGTGCTTTTTGTACTTCCAAAATATAAGGAACTGAACCTGAAAATTCACTCAAATCAGAATTGTATGATGTGTTTGATTTTTCAACAAAAATACTTTCTTGAGCTAAATAAGGAACTTCGTAAAATATTTCATTTGTATTTGAATCAACGATGGATGATACTCCTATAATATTAACATCGTTTAATGTTGTAGATGTGTAATCCGTATCAGTTGTCGTAAATACAATTGTAGTAGATACTTCTCTTGCAGATATTGCTTTTACAGTTTTTGAAATTAAATATCTTGTTGGATTTCCATTATTATCTCTTTCATATACACTAACAGAATTACTTCCTGTTTCTGCAAAATTAACAGAATCTGTTGTTCTAAATACTATTGCTGCATTTGTAGAAGATTGAATTTCCATTCCATCTTTTATTCTTAAATAAAATCTGTTATCTGGTGAAAAATTAGTACCACTATTACCGTTTGCTCCAAAAACAGATGGTACTAATTGATAAACCGTCATAGTGGTTACTGCAGGAGTTGTTACTTTTGGTTTATATCCCATCGATTGTGCTAATGCTATAACGTTTTTACGTTCTGTAGCATAAGCCAACATTGATTCTTTTAATTGAACATCTTGATAGAAAGATAAAATATCACCAATAGCAGCTGCTTGTTCAACAAATACCATACCAGGCGATGCTTCATTAAAATCGGAATATGTATTTGGAAAATAAGTTTTAGTATATTCTATTAAATTTTGCTTTAAAGTAGCAAAATCTTTACCAAGATAATTTATCTTTTTATTATCGTTTCCCCAATTCTTATCTATCGGTTTAATTGCCATTATTAATTATTTACATTTATTTGTACTGATTCACCTAAATTTCTATTTGAAACTAATGAAAATTTAATATCTAAATTAATAGTGTGGTTATCTATATCATTACTATCGTAATCAAATAAAATTTCATCTATATTTAAATATGGTAACCAGATAGATACTGCATCAACTATAGTATTTTCTATTTGTTTATCTATTTCTTCTTCAATAATTGGTTCAAATAATAATTTCCAAATATCACAACCAAATTCTGGATTCATTATTCTTTCACCTTTATGTGTGAGAATTAGATTTTTTAAATTATCTTTAGCCTGAGTTAAAGTAGTATAATTAACAGAGAATATACCATTAGAATTGGAAGTTTTATTAATACCAATTCCTATTATTTTATAATCATTTTCCGTTAAATCTTGTACTTTTACTTTACCTAGTTCTAAAGCCATTATTTAAATCTTTTTACTAATTCTGAATAATCTCTTGTCAATGCTTTCATAGTTGCATCTTGCAATGCATCACCAGTTGATTCTATTTGTTGTGGCATATTTTGTGGAACATCTGAATCTCTGTAATCCATAGTTTCCCAACCGCCTTCTTCAACACCCATTTGAGGTTGTAACATATCTAATACACTCCCTCCACTTCCACCACCCTCTGCTCTTTGTGCAGCAGTAAATGGTTGAGTCATATTAAGAATTTCATTTAATGTAGAATTTTTTGTATATTCTTTTTGTGGTTGTTGAACTCTTTGTTGTGGTACAGATGCTCTACTTTGTTGTAAAGCAGCACTTGCTGCCGCAAATGGGTCTGTACTCCTAATTGCCTCCTTTAATGTAGGAGCTTGTGGTTTTCTGTTAGAATTTAATGTAACTGCACCGGATTTAATAAGCTTTGTTATTTCAGAAATAACTTGCTGTCTAACCTGTGTCTTAACTTCATTCTTAACCACTTCTTTAATAAGTGATAATAAAATGTCTGATTTCATAATAAAAATATGTTCGTTATGTTAATAAATATAATAAGTTCAAATTTATCCTTTGTTTATAATTAACCAGGTAAACCAACTTGAACAATATTTGGATTTAATATAGAAGCAAGTCCTTCTTGTTGAGATGGTGTTAAATTTGGGTTACTACCCGCATCAATAAATCCAGAAATAATACGGTTTCCAAAGGCATCAACACTCACTTCACCTTTACCAAGTAAACCTTCGGATGCCAACCCCAATGTAGTTGCTCCTAAAACTTCCAATCCAACATCTTTTACTCTAGTTGCTCCTGCTCTTCCAGTTGATTTTAATATTTCTTCCCAAGACCTACCTGTAAATAATGTTGGTGATACTGGATATGTAAAATATCCTGACCAAGGTAGTACTCCTGGCGCGGGAGGAGCGGGTGGTGGGTATTGGCAATTACAAAAAAACGCCCCACCGATTGTTAATAAATGTAAATTTGCACTAATTATAAAATTTAATAAAAAAGGCGCAGGTTCTCCGTTTGGAGTAACTACCAATGGTGTCCAAATTCCTGGAAAAAAATTAAACCCAATTGTTGTTGTTAAGTTTGCAAGAGAACCTATACATGGTATAGATGGTGTTGGAAAAGCTTTTGAATTTGGTATTGGTAATGGTGAATGAGTTGCACCTGTCCAATATGCTTGAATTGCAGGTCCTATATCTCTTAATAAATCACCATTTTTGTCTAATTTTGTTTTATTTAAAATGCCCAATAAAGCAGTAGCCATTAATAATTGATTTCCACCTTCAAACGGAACTCCACCTATTATAGTAAAACCTGCTTTTATAACTTTATCATATTCTTCAGATAAGTTTTTTGCAAATACTGCATTAGAAACTATGTTTTCAATACTTTTAATATCTGAACCTGCCATCGCTGCAATATCAACACCAAATGAATTATTAAGACCTTCTAAAGCAATATTTGTTCCTTGTGAATATAAAGTAGCTTCCAACATATCAACTGCCATATTGAAATAAAACTCAGCCCAACTTTTAGATGGTTTAGCAACAAATGGATTAAAACCTGGTTTAGCTAAATTAATTGCCATTATGTTTTACTTAAATAATTATTGGCAGATAATATTGTTTTTAATCTATTTCCAATTTGAACAAAATCATTTCTATTTATAGGTCCAAGTCCTGTTTTACCAGAATTTGTTAAATATTCTTGATTTAAAATAGCTACTATTAATTCTTCCATTAAATCAACTAATTCACCACCCAACACCATTTGTTGTACAGGAGCACCAACTTGCCCTGCTCCTTGATTCTTACCTAAAAATATTTTACCACTATTTGAATTTAAAAATATTTGATTACCACCTTCGGATTCAACTGTAACGTTGTTAGATGAGAGTAAATGGATTGGTTTTGCAGCATCTACTGAAAATGTACCATCTGTTATAATACCCGTATTACCTTTTCCAAATATAATAAATTCGTTTGCTTTTGCAGATAATATTAT